CATAAGAGAGCAGCGCGGGGACAAGCCGCAAACGCTGGCCCGCGTCCGGCGGCAAACTGCGCGGATCAATGAGTATATAGGGCAAATCCCTATTCAAGAAATCCGCCCGAAGCACCTAACCGAGCTTTACAAGAAGTTTTCCGAGCCTGGGGCCTGCCGATGGCAAGTGTACGCGCTGCCCGCCGTGGACTTCAAAGAGCTTATACCAGAGGGGAAAACTTGCAACGATTTTGCGCGTTCGTGTGGTGTCTATGGGAATTTGATCCGCAGACTATGTAAAAATCAGCCAATCAGCCGCCAAAACGCCGCCATAATCGAAAAGAACTTAGGCCGAAAGGATCTTTTCAGCCTAACGGGAGCCGAAAAGCCACTATCCCCCGGGACGATCAGAGACTATCACGCGATCATTTACACGGTACTTGAACAAGCTTACAAAGAAATGATTATCAAATATAACCCCGCAAAGCGTGTAACGCTGCCAAAGAAAAAGCGCGTTCGTGAAAGCAAGGCTTTACAGCCGGAGCAGCTTAAAGCCGTTCTTGCTGCCCTGGAGGGGGAGCCGCTGCCATTCCGCGCATTGATAACCTTTTTTATTTCCACGGGATGCCGCAGAGGGGAGGCCCTTGCGCTGACATGGGACAAGGTGGACTTTGTGCGGCGGGAAGTTCTGATAAATCAAAGCATGATTTATCTTCCCGAAACAGGCATACAGAGCGGGCCGACAAAGACCGACAACAGCCGCCGCGTGGCCCTCCCCGATGAAACTATTGACCTCTTGCGCAAGCTATGGGCGGAGCAGGCAAAAGACCGGCTGCGGCTGGGCGATCTTTGGGAAGATAACAACCTTTTGTTTCCAAGATGGAACGGAAAGCCGATGAACCCCGGAAATGTGAACCTTGAACTGACCGCATTTTGTGACCGGCACGGCCTCCCCCATATTAACCCGCACTTGTTCCGACATTCCGCCGCTTCCGTTTTGCTCTCAAACGGCGTGGATGTGCTGACCGTGGCCGGGATGCTGGGGCATTCCGATGTATCAACGACGCTTGACACATACGCACACGCCATAGACGAAGCGCGACACAAAACGGCGGATTGCATCAGCGAAACTATTTTGCATAAAAATAGGGCGTAACTCTTGCATAATCCCGCTTTTCGTGATATAATAAAGAAAATTGAATGACAAAACAAACGGGGAGAAATCCCCTTTTGAATGTGCCTTTGTGCCTATTACTTACGCATGGTAAAAGTGCGTGAGCGATAGGCACTTTTTATTTTTAACCCGAAAGGAGCTTTATCATGGTACGAATTAGAACTATTCCGAAAGCAGTTGCGGAGATCAAGGCGCAAGACCCCGGAAGCTACATCAACGAGCGACTTTTGCGCCGCTGGGTGAAAGATGGAACGATCAAGCCCGTTAACGGCAGCTACACTTATACGCTTGTCAACCTTGACGAGCTGGAAAGATTCCTTGCCAATGAAAATAACTGACCTTTTGAGCCGCGGGCAGGCTAACGCCGTTCCCCTCCGAGATTTGGAGGGAATAACCGGCCTCGACGGTCGAACCGTCCGGGCTATGATCTCCGCCGAGAGACGAGCGGGAGCGGCCATATTGAGCGATAACGCAACAGGCTATTACCTCCCTGCGAACGAGGAAGAAAAGGCGCGTTTTGTCCGCTCCATGCGGCACAGGGCGAAAGAAATTCTATGCGCGGCGGATGCCGTAGAAAGGAGCTAAAAATGCTAATGGAAACAGAGCGGGGGGCAAAGAGACACAGAATCAGACAGTTAAGTGATGATCTTTTTACCATTCCTGATGAAGCTGTCGGCACAGCGTATAAAAATATTCTGTCGGAATCGCGGGGCATTATCATACCGGCCAGCGAAAAAACAGAGGCCGTAATAAGAGCGGAAAATATAATTTTGAAAGCAACTTTGGAAATGGAGGTTTAAGCAAATGGCAACTGATCCGGAAACTGTAAAAGAAAAACACCCGAGTTGGTTTAAGCTGAAGATTGAGCGGCGCCAACTTATCAAGCAGTTGCCGCCGGAAACTGCGGTCAATGTTCTCCTTGCTTGTTGGGAATATCTTGAAACTTGCGAAATTCCCGATAATTTGCAACCAATGGAAAAAATTGCTTTTTCAGCCTTTTTCCCTGATATGGAAGAGGCATGGAAGCGATACGAGCAGCGAGTAAACGCAAGAAAAGGCAAATCGACCGATACCGAATGATATCGACCGATCCCGAGCGAAACAGAAGAAGAACCAGAAACAGAACCAGAAACAGAAGAAGAACCAGAAAAGTAAAAGGGAATGACAAGTCATTCCACGCCATGTATAAGGGTGCGCTGCGCGCGCACCACCGCCGATATTATATATTTTCAATTTTTCTTCTTTTTTGTATAAGGGAGCGTTTTATGACCTTTGATTTTGAGAAATTCGCAAGGATAACCGCGAGCGTTTACCCGCCGAGCGTCTATACTCTGCAAGACTCCTTGAGCGTGTTTTCGTACTACTTCGAGCAGTACGAAAAGCACATGGGGAGGCCGCATCCGCCTATCAAGGCAAGCCAGATCGTGCGGATATGCCAAGATATGCCCTATATCGACCAGGAGACCAAGCGCGGCTATTGTGAGGATGTTTCCCCGGACAGCTATTGCACCATGATCGATAGGCACTTTGCAACGAAGTACAGGAATTGTGATTATAACATAAACCACTTTTTCAGCGGAAGAATTAGGGAACTCCGATTTTACGAGGAGCTTTATTGAAAGGGGTGAAAGACACGAGCGGGAAAGCATCACAGCGAAAAGGCGCCGGCGGTGAAAGGGAGCTTGCCGCCGTTCTCCGTGAATATGGGTACGAGATCAAGCGCGGCGGGTCTATGTCCTTTGGTGAAGTACCCGACCTTGTGGGCTTGCCCGGTGTCCATATCGAGGTGAAGCGCTGCGAGCAAGTCAGGCTTTCGGAGTGGATGCAGCAGGCCGAAAGGGATAGCCAACATTTCAAGGACGGCTTACCCGCCGTATTCCACCGCCGAAGCCGCGAGGGGTGGCGCGTAACAATGAATCTTGCGGACTTTATGCGGCTCTATTGCCTTCAGAAAACGCAATCTGACAGGCAGAAAACGGCAGAAAACGGCGGGAAAGAAGGTGAAGACAAATGACGATATTTTACTGCTATATTACGGAGAACAAGCGCAGCAGGCGTTATTTCATCGAAACGGCAGAAGGAGGGACCGTTGCATGGTTTGATGAACTGGACACAACAGCCATTGTCCTGCGTTATCTGACAGGCGCAGACATGACCCCGGAAGATGTGGCGGCAGCACACGCAGCAATGCAGAAATTCGATGCTGGGAAAGAAGGTGACAACGATTGACCCCGAATAAAGAAAAGCTGCTTGCGGCTCTTCTGACTTCTCGAAGCAAGAAAGAAGCGGCAGCAGCGGCAGGAATTGCAGAGCGAACCATGCGGACTTATTTTGAAGACCCGGAGTTTTGCCAGCGATACCGCGAAGCATTCGCCGGAGTGATTGAGGATGCAACCAGACAAGCGCAGGCGCTTTTAATGCCCGCATTGAGTACCCTGCAAACGGTCATGGAGGACGAGGAAATACCGGCACAAGCGCGGATCACCGCCGCCAGATCAATTATTGACTACTCTTTGAAACTGACCGAACAGGCCGACATTTTGGAGCAGTTGCGAGAGTTAGAAGAATGGAAGGAGGGATTAAATGCCAACCGTTGACGCACGCCTTGCAGCCCTGCGCGAGTTTTTGAAATCTCATGCAAGCGGCGAAACCGTCTTTATTGTCGAGGGCGGCGCAGAGTATCACACAAAAGAAGATCCTTTCAACTACCTGATGCAGCACGGCGCAGTTACTCACGATGGGCGGCGTATTGTCCTTTATCCGCACCCGGTAGAGGGCATAGACGGGCTTAGCTTGTCCTTCTATCAGTTGATTGATGAAGCCATCGAGCGCGGCAAACTGGAATTGCCGGAGCTGGAGAGTGACGAGATCGGAGGTAAAGCCCTTGAATAACAGCATTAAAGCCCGCCTTGCAAAGCTACAGAAAGAGGGTGACAGTTTCCCCGATGTTCTGCGCTGGATCGCAGAAGGGCGCATTTATGACGAGTTAGCGGACACGGAACGCGCGAGGTATGCCGCATATTGGAGCACTACGCCCAGCGTCCTTGAAGAACTGGAATTATCGGCGACCGGCACGCTACACAAGCCGCTTGAGCGACGGCCAAAGCCGCCAACGCAAGAAGAGCATAGAGAAATTATCAAAGAACTTGAAAGGATGGTCTATGGACGTTTTGAATGAATTTCCCCTTGTAGATGAACACGGGAAAAGATACCGCGAGTTCGGGCACGGATGCCGCGAGTATGCGCCGGTTATTGTAACCTCTGCGGGCGAAGTGCCGATGGGAACAGTCATTTATAAGAAGATGCAGGAAGAGCCAACCGCACAAAGAAAAGATTGCCCATTTCAGGGCGGCCTATACCCGCAATGCAAAGAGGACTGCAGCTTTTACGAAAGCGGCAAGTGCAAGCCGGGAACAGCGCAGGCGGGCAAGCGTTGCCCGCTCCCCGCGCATTTGACTTGCGGCGATACCTGCGCCATGTATGAGAATGGGCGCTGCGGCCTTTTTCCGCAGCAGAAAGGACCAAAGAAATGAGCAAGTACAACAGCTACGCAAGAAACCTTGACGCGGCTTTCCGTGCTGCGAGAGACGAGTATACCGCCGTATATAACGAGCTGGCCAAAGCGAAGGAGAACGCAAGCACGGCGGGCTTAGATGCCGTAAAGCAGCAGATTGCCACGCTTCAGCTCCAAGAGGCAGAAAACAAGATGCGAACGGAAACGGCCCGCATTTGGGCGGCGTTCGATGCAAAGGCCGCAGAACTCCGCAGCGCATTGGAAAAGGAAGTGCAGACAAGCAACCTTGCCGATCCTTCCGCCATTGACAGCAACGCCGTGGAGCTGATGAAAACCGGCGTTATGACGGTGGATGATTATTTCGGCTTTGCGGACAGATACGACGGAAACCCGACCATGCTAAAGCTGATCGCTCACTATGCAAAGGAAGCCGCCGACAGCGCCGACGACCGAAAAGACAAGGTTGCTTTAACCGTTCTCGCGCAGGATTGCGCCAAAGGCACGGGAAAGACCTTGAAAGCGTGGGACAGCATGATGACCGCCGCCAACTATTGCAGCGGGCGCGGCGGCAGCGGCAACCGGCGCACTACTCCCGGCTTAACGCTTAGCATGGGCGAATGGTGGGAGCAGCTTTCCGGCGAGATCGTCGAGAACTTTTGAAAGGAGGCGGGACTTTATGGCTTTGATGATTACCGGTGCAGTGGTTTTTGCTGTTGGCGCATTCTTCGGGGCGGTAATGGTTGCCGTCGGAGAGCAGTTAGAAAAGAGGCGTTGACATGACGCATAACACATGGGCAAGAAAATACCTTAAAACCATGTGCAAAAACTTCATGACGGCGTTTCAGATGGGATATGCGGACGGGACTTCCGGAAACGAGCGACAGTCCCCGCCGTTCCCGGAAGAGACAAAGCCTGGCACATTGGTCTATGCGGCAACGCTTTTTGCACAGGAAATGTATAACAAGGGATTCAAAATCGGAAAGGAGGTCAGAGAATGAATGCTTTTGACATTTTTGTAAAACTTACCGTCGACACCGGGGATGTTGAAAAAGGACTTACAACGGCCAAAAATAAAGCACTGGCCTTTGGAGATGTTCTAAAGGCGAATGTACTCGGCGGCGTAATAGTCGATGGCGTAAAAAAGCTTGGAAGCGCTATAAAAAGTATGTCCGGCGCGTTTATCGAATCCGCAGCCGATGTAAAAGCGGAGGAATCTGCTTTTAAACAGACTTTTGGGGATTTGGGAGACGCTGCATCCGAAGCGATCGGGCGAGTGGCCGACAGTTCTGGCATTTTGCAGACACGATTAAACACACTCGGAAGCAAGATTTACGCTTTTGCCCGTTCTTCTGGCGGAGATGCAACGGAGAGCATGAGCCTGATGGAACGCGCATTGCAGGCGGCGGCAGATAGTGCAGCATATTATGACACCAGCGTGGAGCAAGCGACAGAAACGCTGCAATCTTTTCTTAAAGGAAATTTTGAGAACGACGCAGCGTTAGGCTTGTCCGCCACGGAAACCACAAGAAATGCGGCTGCTATGGAACTATTCGGGCAGAAATATAACGATTTGTCCGAAATTCAGAAACAGCAAACGCTTTTGAAAATGGTGGAGGATTCGCAAAAACTGTCCGGCGCAATGGGGCAAGCTGCCCGCGAAGCTGACGGCTGGGAAAATGTCACCGGCAATCTGAGCGAAGCGTGGCGGCAGTTTCAGGCAAATGTTGGAACTCCATTTTTGGAAAGCCTCATTCCCGTTATTCAGGACATTACGAAAGCATTTCAGGAGTGGATGAATAATGTGGATTGGGATAAATTTTCCCAAAAAATCACTGATTTTGTAACAACTATTCTGGACAACGGCGATACCATCATTTCGGTTGTCGCCGGAATCGGCGCCGGATTTGTGGCGTGGAATGTTGCTTCCATGATTTCCGGTGTGGTCAAGGCTATCCAAGCATACCAGGCCGCAAACGAGGGAGCCACTATCGCACAAGCAGCCCTAAACCTTGTGATGAATGCAAACCCCATCGGAATTGTTATAACGGCGGTTGCTGCACTTGTCACCGCCATTGTTGCACTTTGGAACACAAACGAGGACTTCCGAAACGCTATCATTTCTGCATGGGGCAAAATTAAGGATACGATTTCATCCGCTGTTAACGCAATCAGTGCATTTTTCACGGAAAAGATTCCCAATGCGATCCAGTCCGTTATTAGCTGGTTTAAAAGTATTCCGAACAAATTCAAAGATATTGGGTCTAATATTGTTCGCGGTCTTTGGGACGGCATCAAATCAATGGTTACATGGATCAAAGACAAAATCAGCGGATTTGTTGGCGGTATTGTGAGTAGTGTTAAGGGACTGCTTGGCATTCATTCTCCGTCAAAGGTATTCGCCGGAATCGGTGGATTCATGGCGAAAGGTCTTGGCGAAGGTTTTGATGATGAATTCGGCGCGGTAAAGAAAAGCATCGAGGGTGACATGAGTTTTTCTGCTGGATCCATTACGGCAGGAGCAAATATCATCGGGAACTATGCAAGTGGATCTTACGGTGCAGCAAGCGGAGGATCCGGCAGAATTATAATGCTGCTGGAACAGTATTTGCCTATGTTGGCAAATATGAAAGTCATCATGGACAGCGGCCAGGTTGTCGGTTTGCTTGCCCCAGGCATGGATGAAGAACTGGCCAAAATCAATGCGAGGAGGGCAAGGGCCGTATGATCGATCATACATGGTCAGGAGGTTTTAATCATGAGCATTGAAATCACCGACAACAGCAAAGAGGTTTCCGCTGCTATCGAAGCCGCAATTCTGCGCGGGCTTGAAAAGGCCGGGCTTGTGGCAGAGGGGTATGCGAAAAAGCTGTGCCCCGTTGACACCGGCAATCTGCGCAACAGCATCACCCATGTTGTGGACGAAAGCGAGCCTGCGGTAATCATCGGCACGGATTCCGAGTACGGCGCGTATGTAGAATTAGGCACCGGCACTTATGCCGAAGGCGGAGGCGGGCGACCTACGCCGTGGGTGTATCAAGACGCAAAGGGCAACTGGCATTACACGCGTGGCAACAAGGCACAGCCATTCCTAAAGCCCGCTTTGGCGGATCACGCGCAGCAGTACCGCGACATTTTGGTAAATGAGCTGAAAAATGGATGACGCAACGAAGGAGTGATGCACAGGCCACCAGCCGGAGAAAGCCCGGCAGCAGGCAGCAAGGGCGGCGGGATTGCCTATCCTTTGTTCCCTTGCGAAGTCCTGCCCGAAGTACAGCGGCAGGCAGCGCCCTAAAGTACCAGGGCGCGGGAGTGCGTAAATAGTGCCATAATCTCCATATACAGCACAGGAGCCGTCTTGCTTTTTGCCGGCTCCTGTGTTATTCTGTCGATAGCCCATTATGGGCGGGGCGCTGCACAACGGCAGGCGGTTAGTCACAAACCCCGAAAGGGGGTGACGCCATGCGAATTACTCTACATATCGGGCCTTTTACGGTTACGATCATTGTAAAACGCAGAAACCGCCACCCGGCACGGTGACGGTTTCCATTTGGAAATTGATTTACTGACGGGCTAACCGCTTGTCGCAGCGCCCTTTTTCTATCTCCATTATAGCAGGATACTAACCCTTGTCAAGTCTCGGATTTATCCGGGGCTTTTTCTTTCGGCCTCATTGCTTGCATAACCTTATCGCGCTGCGCCTGCGTCTCAACCGCACGGCCAACAAACGCGGGAACCGTTTCCCCGGCTCTCTGTGCGGCCTCCTGCGCCGTTTTAAGTGCGGCATGGGTAAGGATAGCCCCCTCGCCTTGCGGCGCTCCTGCGGGCTGCTGTGGGCTTTCTCCCATAGCTTCACCAATGGCGCGGTTGATAAAGCCGTTTACGCTTTCGCCGGTCTGCGCTGCAAATGCCTGGATTTCGTCTTTCCGGCCTTTGGGAACTGTTAGGTTGATGCGGTCATAATTGGCGGCCATATATTTATTTACCGCCTTTTGCTGCGCTTTTGATACTGCCATATATTCGCTCCTTTCTCTTTTGCGTGTGCGGGGGGTGTCCAGAATGGACACCCCTTTTCCACTATCCGCATTATATCATGCGTTGTCTATCTGCGTAAATAGATAATCTGCACAAATATATCTGCGCAAATATGTATACTATGCCTATTGATATATCTGCGCAGATATGCTATATTATAATCACAGCAAGGGACAAAAGAGAATAGCGGGATTAGTTCCCGCTCTCTTCTATGGCTGGATACCTACACGCTCAACAATCAAAGCGGGCGTTATATCCTCCCAATAATTCACATATACGAGCTTGACACCATGCGCCCGGCTTAGATTTGCTTTTAGCTTGTCCCGGCGCTGTACGTTCTGGAAAGCTATCTCGCCTCCGAAAAAATCCACAGACTCAAAGTGCTGTTTCCCCTGATATTCTATTGCGACGTTCAAACCGGAAATATAAACATCATACGACATTTGCCCGCCTATTGGTGTACGCAGGAAGAACGGGCGGAGCTGATAGATCACAGCGTACTTTTTATACAGCTTCTTTGCGAGCTTATATACAAGCTCCTCCGATACCCATTTGTTTACCGGCTTTAGATAGGTAGACCGCTCTATAAGGTCATATTTCCCGGCGTTGGCTGCGGCGAGTATATCCCGCTGGTAGCCGTATATGTCGGCAAGATCTTTCAGACGATGGGAAACAGAAAAGTATTTCAAATGTTGCTCTAATCGCTCTTGGCGCCGTTTTCCTTTCCACGATGCAAAGGCGGCGTTTATTTCTCGTTCTACAATGCCGTCATTTATAGCGTTGCTCTGTATTCGCCCGTCTTTTATCCATGCTGCGCATAATCCGCGTATGTAATCGCCGGGCTTTTGCATCGTATAAGCCACGGCGCGGGCAACCTCTCCGCTGTTGCTCTCCAATTCGATCACAACGAAATTGTAGTTATTCCCTGACCATGCTGCTATGCGTTCCGGTAGATGAAGCGTCGGAAATGCTGCGTTGCACGCCTCCACGCATCCACGGTTTGTTATATCCTCGCTGTTAAATTGCCGGTACATGATGTATACATCCAGCAGCATAAGCCCTGTAGCTTTGCCGAGATCGCGGGTAAACTTTGCATTATTGTATCGGAATCCGATGTCGTTATGCGTCAGCTCCACAATACGGGCGTAATAATACGGCTCTCCAACCGCCGGAAAGCTCAAATACGGGTGCGCCTCGATTTCATCCCGGTATCTATCTGCATTGAGGTATACCGTGCTTTCAGAGGCTATGAGCGGGACAAACTCGAAGCAAATCACCAGAGAATCATTGATAACATAAACGGTCAAGCAATCTTTTTCGTAATGCTTGACCGTGTACCCGGTGAGGTATTCGCGTTCAAACCGGCGTTGAAACTCCCGCATTGTCTCCATAGAAAAATAGTATTCCATGCTGTTTCCTCCTTTGTGCGCTTTATAAGGGAAGAATAGCATAGATAGCTTATGAAAAAAAGAGGGCGGAGGAATTTTCCTCCGCCGTTTCTTATTCCGTTACCCTCTCGCCACTCGGCAGAATAAAGGAACTTTCATACTTGCAGCCGACAGCGTTAGCCACGTCCTTTAATTCTTCTGGTGTAAAGCCTTCCCGCTTCATCTTCTGTGAAAATGCCTGCGGACTTTTCCCACATCTTCGCGCCAATTCTGACACACTAATATTGAGTTTAACGCATAAAATTTTCAACTGTTCAGATGTTGCCATTATTTCGCCTCCTCTCATATGCATATTATAAACGAATTCATTTAATTTGTCAATCGATAACAAGAAAATAAAAACAAAAATATTTAAACATAGGTATTGACATTATAAACGAAACTGTTTATAATAAGACCATAGCAAGGGACACGGCAAGGCGGACGAAGTAAGCGAAAGCCGAACCAAGAACGCAAGATAAAAGCCGGAACGGATAAGAGAGATTGAGATTGCCGAAGAGCATAGATGTTTAAGGCCCCCGGCTCCGTGTCCCTTGCAAGTAAAAAATGGAGGTAAACACAATGAGCATCAACGAAATGGACAGCAAGATCAAGGAGCTGCGGGAGTTGCGCCGTATGGCGGACGAGCTGGCCGGAGAGATCGAGAGCATCACGGACAGCATCAAGACCCACATGGACGCGGAGGGCGTGGACACCATCAGCGGCACGGATTGGAAAGTGACCTATAAGGCCGTGACTTCCTCCCGTATCGACACCAGCGCATTGAAAAAGGCGCTTCCCGATCTGGCGCAGCAGTTCACCAAGACCACCACCGCGCGGCGGTTTTGCATCGCATGAGAAAGGCTCCATGTCCCAGCCGCCAGGCAAGAGGACACGGAGCCACAGCCAACCAACACAAGGGAGGCCGGTACTTCCATTGTATCGCCTCTCGCACAGAAAATCAAGGAGGAAATTTGCAATGTCCAGCAAGAAAACGGAGAACGAGTTGCAGGAGGCCATTCGCCTCATCTTGGAAATGAACGACGAACAAATCAAGCTTGTCGTTGAAGCATTCAATATTCTACAGGAGGACGAAACAAAAACCCCGGAAGAATGCGTAATGCTCGCCCGTGAGCGTTTACAAGGAGGCAAAGCATGAAAGAAGAAACTATGCACCGGCTAATTGTGCCGTTGAATCCGTGCGGCAAAGCTGGGTGGCCATGACGCAGGGGGACAGCGCACCTTGCGAAGATGATTACGATGCCTTATACGGGATTTACTGCTATCTTTCCGAGCAGGAAAAACGGCTGCTTGAGTGGAAAGAAAGTTTCTGGAAATATAGCAGATAAACCGCATTTTTCGGCGGTCGTGCGCTAAAAATGTGCGCCAAGAAATAGCAAGCAGAACGAATAAACCGAGAAAGCGGCCATAATAGGCGGGAACGGAGAAAAAAGGCGATAATTTTTGTGCAATATTGAGAGTTGTAATAACTGCCCCAAGAATGTACAATATTCTTGCCAATTAAAACGAACCGTTGCAATACTTACGCGAAATAGAGGGTTTAACCCTTGAATTGTGCGCCAAAATTGCAAGCCGTTCCCGCCTATTCGCCGAAGTTGTGCGCCAAATGTGCGCCAAGAAAGGAGAGCGGCGGCGTGGTGAAATTGGTAAACGGGCAGTTGTGGTATTGTTGCCCGGTCTGCGGCCAAAAGCTGCACAAGCTGGCCCCCGATGCCGTTTGTAATGGCGTCACAACCTTTTGCAGGCGGTGTAAATGGGAGGGGGTAATGAACATCAAGGAGCGGAAAGGAGCTTAAACAATGGCGAGCATTAGGAAGATAGAGGGGAAACACGGCACGGCGTATAAAATCACGGTCACGCTGGGCCGTGATGCCCTCGACCGGCAAATCAGACATTATAAGACATGGAAGCCGGACAAGCCCATGACCGCGCGAGAACTCAACAGAGAATTGCAGCGCGTGGCAACAGAGTTTGAACAAGACATAATGAGCGGCTTTCAAGCAGATAACAAGCAGACCTTTGCCGAGTATGCCGCATACTGCTACACCATAAGA